CACACGGAGGTCAAACGATATGGGAAAAATCATTTACATGGAAGATAGAATAAACGGGCTGCACTGCTACACCCCAGAAATGGGACAGCGCAAGCCAGAAGTCAAAATGGAAGCCAGCCTTTCATATTATGGCAAACATTATTTTGTTGATACCCCGCTTGAATTAAAAGGCAGGGGCATTACAGAAATTGAAGCCCACTGGATTGATGGTTGCCAGAAGAAAATTGAAAACTGGCGCAGCTACCGGGTCACAAAGGCTGCTTTTGAAAAATTAAAAGCGCAATATCCAATTTCAATGGAATGTTGCCTTGACTAATAACTACACGGGCGGCGCTGCTGCCGCCCAGAAAGAATGGTGATAATATATGGGAAAATCTTATAATAGACGTTTCAGAAAGAACGGGCTTTCATTCATGGTGCAGGACACGCACCCGGCAGACCGGAAAAGTGATACTGATAAATACTATCTGACGGTAAACAAAGGCGGCATATACAAGATTGTGTATGACGGTATCACATGGGAAATACCAAAGTTCCCAACTATCCACGCTGCGCAGTTCTGGGCGCTGACCAGTTCTGATTTTATCGGCACCATGTAAAATGCTTTCATCTTACGGAAGTATACATATTATACAATTATACTTCCGTAAGTTTGTGCATTGTGTCTATTGCTTTTATACTTCCGTAAGTATATAATAAAGACAGTTAAAGAAATGCAGAACACGGAGGGCAAAGCAATGACAGTAAAACTTCAAGGAATATATAACAAGCAGGAAGCAAAGGCAGTAAAAGAATTAAAGACCGGGGACGTTATCATGTGGAACTACGGATATACAAGCACCGTGGTTGACCTTATCCCAAGCAAGACCGGGAAGACATTTACTTGTCTTCTGAAAAGCAATCAAGATGGCGTTGTTCGTGAAAGAAAAATGGGTGCAGAAAGACTGGTTGCTATTGCATAGCAGCCAGCCAGAAAGAATGGTGAATGATTATGAAAAAGTTAAAATGGATATTGAATGATATTTCTTTTAATCGTAGCAATTACAGACCAGTGATTGCGCACTTTAACAATTCAAAATGCTGGTTGGGTATTCCTGCAATGACAACCACATCAAGTGCCCGTGTGATGTTCCGTGAACTCGCCATTGCATACGGTGCAACCTCTGTTGAATTGAAATACTTTTATGACGATATGGACCAGCAGACAGAATTTGACGTTGTGGACTTCTTGAAGCTCTCTGCCGGGTATAAGTTTAGAAATGAATTGCAGGTGCCAGCAAGAACCCGCCGCCAGTTCAAGGAATATCCAGCGGACCAGATATTTGAATTATAACGCCGTATTTGCCCCGTAAACGCAAAAAAGACCGCAAGTGGTATTTATCCACTTACGGTCTTTTCTTCTCATTCTGGCTTATTCTGCAAAGCGTCAGCGGCATTATTTAAGGTTTGCCAGCGTGTTTCCCTCTTCGTCAACAATCTTTGTGACTTCTGCCGCCATCTTCTCTGCTTCTTCCTTTGTCACGCTCCCGGTAATGTTCCCGGCTGCGTCGTAAAGGTTCACTGTGCCGTCTGCGTTGGTTTCCGTGGCACCCTCCGGCACATTGTCTGTGGCAATAGCCACTTTCTCTGTTGTTGTCACTGGTGCCGTGGTGTTAATCACTACCGTTGCAGCTGGTGTGGCTGTGAGTGCTTCCAGCGGTTCTGCGGTGTTGCTTTCTTTCTCTCCGGCTTTCATGGCATTGTATGCCGTCTGTGCAATGGCTTTCAGCTGGTCTTCTGTGACATTCAGCCCGGCTTCATCAGCAATCTTCTTCAACTGCTCCACAACTGCTGCCATCTTCTCTTCCCCGGTCTTATCCTTTTTGAACTCTTTTGCCCATTCCACAAACTTTGCTGCCCACTCTGACAATTCGCCCAACTTGTCTGTTACAGTCTTTGGAATGTTTGGGCAAACGTACTTTCCAATCAAGAACGCCCCCAGTGTTACGGCAAAATATACAGCTGCATAAATTACATTATCCATTGTTTTTTCCTCCTGTTGATTATGCAGGCAGCTTCAATGTCTGCCCAGCGTAAATGGTGTTGCTTGTAAGACCGTTCATGGTCTTAATTTCATTGTATCTGGAACCGTCGCCCAGCTGCTTTGCAGCGATAGCCCAAAGGCTGTCACCAGCTTTCACGGTGTATGTACGCACGCCGCTTCCCGGAATTTTGATTTTCTGCCCAACGCTAATGACGTTAGGGTTTGCAATTCCGTTGTAGCTTGCTAACTTCTGGTATGTGGTGCCATACTTTGCAGCAATGCCAGAAAGTGTGTCACCTCTCTGCACGGTGTATACCTGTTCCCCGGCTGTTCCCTGTGCAGGCTTTGCAGGTGCCGCAGGCTGTGCAGGTTCGCTGGTTGCTTTCTTTGAGAAGTCCGGCACGCCATAACCTCTGATATAACGCCCGTTGACTTCCAGTGTTCTTCTTCCAACGGCATTGGACTTGTTGCCCTCAACAACTGTGATAGTGTTACCGTCGCAGCTTTCTACAACGCCCACATGGTCTGAACTGCCTGTGCAGTCACCAGCGCCGTTGTCGTCCCAGTCATAATAGATATAGTCGCCCGGTTCCGGCACCTTTGCGTCATTCTCGCACCAGCGCCCCATCTGCTGCCACAACTTAATCTGACGGTCACAGCTGCACTCCGTAGGGATAATGTCTGTGTAGCCCGCTTCAATGGCAATCTTTGAACCAAAGGTTGCACACCATGCGTCACGGTATGTCACTTTGTATCCCTGCGCTAACGGCTTGTGGTTGTTGTAGGCGTCAATGATTGCGTGGTGTGCTGCTGTACCCTCTTTCACTCCCACATACGCTGCCGCCCTTGCTGCAAATTTCTTTCTTACTTCTGATACATTCATATTGCTTGTACCTCCATTCTTTTTATTGCTAACGGCTCCGGCTGCGTACTGGTCATAGTATTTCTGCCCATATCCTGCACGCTTTGTCTTCACCGTGTCGCTCTGGTCTGCCGGGCGCTCAAACTGTGTCAGCACTGCATTTGAAGCAGCAATGACGGTCTGCGCGCTCTTTAATACTGACAGTGTGGCTTTGTAGCCCTCTGTCAATTCTTTCATAAGGAACCCCAGCTGTGTTTCAAGGTCGCCAATAGACTTCCCGGCTGCTTTTGCATATTCCAGCAAAGCGGCTTTTCTGGTGTGGTATGTCCACTGCGCCAGTCCATAGCCTGCGCCGTCCCTTGCAAAGTTTCCATAGCTGCCGTTGTCCACGGCTGCTGTGTAGCTTGCGTCAGTGTACCCCAGCTTCTTTTCATAGCTGTTCTGCAAGTTCTGCGGGTTCAGCCCGCTTTCTGCATATAGGTTCCCCATCAATCCGGCTGCCCCACAACTGGACAGCCCTTTTGATTTCAAAAAATTCCAAATCTTTTCTGGTGTTGTTTCTCCTATTAGTCCCATGTCTTACGCCTCCCCTGCACTACTGCGTCATGCTTGAAAAGTCAGACAGTGTGCCGGACAACTCCGGGTATGCAGCTTTGATTTTCAGCAGGTTTTCTGCCTTTGCTTTCCAGCAATAGAACGCTACTGCGGCAGCAGTTACCCCGCCAACGAATGTCAAAAGGACTGATAACTGGTAAAAATCCTTTGTGACCACTACCCACACGCCCACGGCAAATGCTATGTAGTAAGTCGCCAGAATTGAAAAGATAATGATTTTTGTTGCGCTGGTCTTTCTCTCCGGGTGTTCCTGCAACTCTTCTTTTCTCTTCTTCCTGCGCTGTCTGAAATACTGTAAATTCCATAAAAAAAGCACTGCTAATGCCAGTGCAAATCCAATGATAAAAAATATTAAACTTTTCATGTTGCTGTTTTTGTACCTCCTATTGTTCTTCTTCGGGCTTTGACAAAGCAAAATCATTTGTGCGCATACACTCTTTGTATATTTCCAGTATGTATTCATGCGCAACGTCAACTTGCCCATTTGTCAATTTGCGGTCTTTGATGTACTTGTCATACTTTGCCAGTATGTCAATGATATGGTCGAACTCTTCTTTTGTATGGCGTCTGTGATTTATGCAACTGCTTTGAAATTCCAGAATTTCCATACGCCAGCTGTCAACCTTGTGGTCTGTAAAATCTTTTTGCAGCTGGTCCAGTTGTTCTTTCATGTCGTGGTTCATAAGATTTCCCAGCTGTTTAATCAACCAACGCACGGGCTGTACTTTAATTCCCGGCGTTATGTCAATAACAATCCCAATTCCCGCAAGCCACACAATAGCTTTCTGTACCATTCCCCAGACGTCCGCTGGGTTAAGCGTCTGTATTGCTTCCACTGTCCGTCACCTCCTTTTCTTCTGGCTGCTTGATATAATCATCAGCGCTGCCGTAATATCCGCAGAATAGACCGCATTTGTTGGCTGGCTTCTTCTCCGGTTCTGGATATGGCTTGCCCATTTCCTGCAAGTACAGTTCGTTTAGGCTCTGGCGCATACCGTAGCTGTTGAAGTGCTGTAATATGCCCCGGTATGAAGCAACGGACCTATCCAGTGTATCTTTGTCAATCTCTCCGGCGTGATATGCTGCAAACATATATTTCAAACGTCGTTTCAGCTTCTTTGCCGTCTTCTTGCGCAATTTTATGTGTGTTGACCAAATGCGGAAGCCCACAAACTCAATGCCCATGCTGGTTGGTCTTATGCAAGTTTTCTTGTTAAGCTGCAAATGCAGCTTGCTTCCCAGAAAGTCCGCAATTTTGTTCTTTATCTTTTCCAGATACTTTTTGTCTGGGTGTAAAATTATAATATCGTCCATATAGCGTATGTAATAATGCAGGTGCAGTTTGTGTTTGCAGAACTGGTCAAGTTCGTTCAAGTACAAATTTGCAAACATTTGTGAAGTCAGATTGCCGATAGGCAGCCCAACTTCTCCCAGTAATTCATCAAACGCCACGTCGCCAATGTCGGCACCCAGCGGCAGACCAAAGTTTGTGTCTTCGCAGTTTATTATTACTGACAAGACGTGCAACAAATCTTCATCAGCAATCTTCTTCCGCAAAATGTCCATCAATACTTCATGGTCTATTCTGTAAAAATACTTTGCAATATCCAGTTTCAAATAATAGAAACGCTGCGGTTTCCGGTCAGTCTGTTTCAACCAATCATGCAGGCGGTTGACTGCTTTGTGTGTTCCCCTGCCTACTCTGCAAGCGTAGCTGTCAGAAATGAACTGCTTTTCAAAATATGGGTTCAGCTGGCTATATATAGCGTGCTGCGCCACCCGGTCTTTGAAAGTGAGTGACATAATCATGCGCTTTTTCGGCTCATAAACATAAAATATGTTGTAGCGTCCCACGGTGTAGGTCTGCCAGATAAATTCATTCTGTAATTCAATCAAGTTTTCTTCCAGCTTATCCGTGTACGCCATCACATCTGGTCTGTACCTCTTGCACTTTATCCCGGCTTTGTACGCATTGAAAAGATTTTCAAAGTCGTAAATCATAGGGAAAATGTTTTTGATTTTGTGCAATTTCTTTTCCCTCCTGTTGTTAAAATCTGCCGTACAAATCAAACTGCGGTTCTTCCGCAGTCCAAACGTGATATATACATTCAGTGCCAGTCTTTCCGGCTCTGACTTTCAGCCCTGCGGCTTACTAACTATCTTTACGGCTATTCAATCTTTTTCCTACGGCTCCCGGCTGGTAGCCTTTGGAATGGAAATAAACCCCTTTAACCCAAATGCACTGGACGTGTCCACTTGTGGGCACGACTACTGGCAGAAATGGGGTGAAGCGGAACGGAGCGAAACGTTGTTGTTGACGTTAGAACGGGCGTTGTTCAAGTTCAGCGCACCAGCGCCACCGTTGGAAGTGTTGTTGAAACTCGAACCCCGGATAGGCACGGCAAGTCCTCTATTAACGGCTTATTCCCATAATATAAAAAGCAGGTGTTACCCTGCCTTTTACCAGTCTTATTTTGCAGCACTCCCATTCCCGGAAGTGCTGCCGTTCAGTGATTTATAATAGCCGCCCACCATGCAGCCTATTTCATTGATATATCGTGCCATCATTTCATATTTCTTCATTGGCAGACACGGTTTGCCGCTACGTGTGTATTTTGTGCTTGCCGCAAGCCTTATCAAATGTCGCAGCACATCAACTTTCGTGTCCAGTTCTCCAAGTGTTGTCTTCTTGTAATGCTTATTTTCAAGCATTATGACCAACTCCAAAATATCCAGCATTGTTCCGTCTATCTTCTGTGCAAGCCCTCTTTTTGCTCTGGGAAATTCTTCAAGCTGTGGTCCTGCATATTCCAGCATTTCCCAGACTTTATTTTTCATTTTGAAGTCTTCCTGTGTGGCGTTATCTCGCACATTGTCCAGCTGCGGCGGTCTTTCTTCTGTTGTGTTTTCCGGCATTTCTTAAACCTCCTTTATTGTATTTTTGTAGTATGGGGCTTACTGCCGTAAGCCCCGCAGTGTATCAGTTCCCAGTTTCCAGTTATTCAACTAAAGCGGAACGGAGCGAAACGACGTAGTAGACGATAGAACGGGCGTTGAGCAAGCTCAGCGCACCAGCGCCACCGTAGGAAGTGTTGATGAAACCCGAACCCCGGAAAGGCAATCTCTCGCCGTTATTTCTTGCCCAAAATCTGCCCGGCGTTGTCTGTCCTGCGTCTGGATATAAACCGGACGCAATCAATATCTGTGGAACGGTTATGCCGCTTACCGCCTTTGTATCTTTGAATGGTACGCTTGTGTCGTTGCTGTCGGTTGTCTGTGTCGTTACGCTTGTGTTGATACGCAGTGTTGCGTCACTTGCGCTGGTTCTGTCAATCTTTAATGTTCCAACCGTTCCCGGTGCTACAAGTGTGCCGTCCGGCTTAATTGCTTTCCACTCTGTGCTATTTGCACCCATGTTGCAGTCAGACTTCATGGCGTTTCCGTATGGGATAATCTGGATTTCACCATCTACAATGCGCATACCAGATACCCACTCCCAGCAGTTGCCGCAAAGGTCAGCAATTCCAGCCGGGCTTCCATCATGGTTCCATGTTACCGGACCGGAACCCGTTGCAGTTCTGCCGCCGCCATGTGAACCGTCAACGTATGTATTTACGCCCTTTTCATACGCTTTTTCATAGCTTCTATCCCAGTTTGTATTGCCCCGTGGTGTAAATCCATTCTTCATGCACCAAAGATTGATAGCAGCAAAAACGCCGTTCTGGTTAAGGTGCCAGCCCTCACCCTTTCTGCGGCATACTGCAAGCGCTGTGTCAAAGTCAATGTATGCTTTAGGGTCTTTCATTGGCAGTGAGTATGCACGGTCGTTGACCACGACGTTAATATACTTCGATACCCAGATAACTTCTTTTTCTACTCCGTCCACAATCCACCACGGCAATGTTTCCTGTGTTCCTCCGGTGATAATGTCGGAATACTTCATTTTTGGAATACCCACCATAATTGACGGCATACCCAAATCATCAAACTTTACTGCATTGTTGCCCCCAAAGGAAGCAACCGCCATTGCTAAATCATCAAAATTAGACATAATTCTTTATACCTCCAATCCCCAAAGAATAAGTGTGCAAAGCGACATATCAAATGGAATAGGCACTGGAATTTCTTTCGGTTCTCCGTTTTCGTCCTCTCCGTCTTCGATAACATCATAGCGTCTGGCAGGAATGACAATCTGCGCAGCGTACTTCTGCGCACGTCCTCCGGTGCCAATCACCACGCCGTCTTCTTCGTCAATGCAAATGTCCAGTGACACTTCAAAATCTCTTTCACGGCTGGCAAGATTGATTGTTAATTCATCATCACCGAACGTGATTTTTTTACTGCCAGACAGTGCATATTCAATATGTGTGCCCGGTGTTTTTTCAACTACATTGATTTTATTAGTAGCCATAATACTTTCTACCTCCATTCTGGTTTCTTACTACCTCGCTGCTTCTGGCTGCGATAACCTCTGCTGCTTCTCTCTGTGCTGCTGTCCCGCTGCCCTGCACGCCAAAAGAACGCATAACCGCTTCTTCGTGCTGTCTGCGTTCCTCTGTCTTAATAATCACACCTGCTGCCATTAGTAAAACCCACCTTTCACATAAATTTTTACGGTCACGCTTTTTGCGCTTCCGGTGTGTGCCATTTTAAAACCATTCAGCAACTTGTCTGTAATAACAATGTCGCCCGGAAAACCGCCCGTGTAGTCCACAATTTCTGTTTCCACGGTGTAGTCCATGTGGTTTCTTTCAGTCTTCAGCGCAACTGACTGTGTAGAATTGTTGAACGGGTACTGCTGCGTATTCTTCAAAGTCACCGTTGCTGTTTCTCCCTGCAAGTCAGCTATTGCCTGCTGGTGGTGGATTGTGGAAAGTGCCATAAGTGCTGCCGTTTCCGTTGCATTGGAAATACCGTTTTCCATGTGGTTGAAGTTGGTTGCGTTCTGCGGTGTGCCCTGCTGAATGATTTCCCCCTCAACTGGCGTGTGTGTGATAGTTCCATCATCATTTCTGCTTTCCGTGTAGCGGTCTTCAAACTCTGTTACATGGTCCTGCCATAATTTCTGTTCGTACATCTTTACACCTCCTTTTCTGTAAAATCAAAAGTAAAGCGGTACAAAACGCCCTCTTGTACATTGTTCAGCGGAATATTTACCGCCTTGTCAGCCCACAATTTGTTGTTCTTGTTGTAAAGCTGTACCCTCTGCACCGTGGCTGTTCCGCTTACCTGCGGGGTAATCTGTACATATACAGCAACCCTGCCGTCTTTCAGACGTTCCCGGCGGTGTATCACCTTTTTTTCAGAAACGCCGTTGACGGTTACTTTTGCATAGGCAATGATATTGTCAATGAAATCTTTGAAATCATTGATTGCGTCTGTTGTCAACATGGCTTTTCACCTCCTTTATAGCTTCCTGTGGCTTCCGCACGGCTTGACGCCGTATGAAAACCCCATTGCCTGCGTGCTTGTCCCCACGGCGCCGCCCTGTGTCTGCTGCACCGTGCTTCTTTCCGGGACGGTTCCTGCTGCCGGAACTGTGAAGCGGTGTGCTTCCATTCTGTCACTTGCCGTGACTGTGGCGCCGCTTGTCTGCCCTCTGGTGTTCCTCTGTGGCTGTTCTCCGGCTTTTATCCGTCCCGCTGGTGTATTTGTATAGCCAAACGTATTCAACGCCGTGTCTGCGTCGATATGCGCCGCTTGCTGTGAAAATACCGTGTTTCTGTACGGCTTTGTGCCTGCTGCTGGTGCCGTGAATATAAAGCCTGCTGCTTCCGTTCCCACAATATAGGTTGTGGCAGCTATCCCGGCTTTTGTGTTTCTCTGTGGGTATGTTCCGGCGTTAAGTCTTCCGGTCAGCGGTGTTTTGTATCTGAAATACTCCCCGTGGGTGTATATGACGCCGTGGACCTGCCCTTGATAGGTTAATTCGTCCATGTGTGCAGATAATCTTTTATACATTTTCACTGCCCGGATAATAGCTGCGTAGTCTGCCGTTATTCTCTGGTTGGTCACATCAAGCACAATATGAAAGTGTCCGGGTTCTCCCTCATACTGGAACCACTCTTCCACTTCACTTTCTGGAAATAAACTTCCCAGCGCTGTTTCAATGGCGTATTTTGTACCCATTTTCTTATGAACCTTGACACTGTTTTTTACTAAATCCCGTTTTGCTTCCAGCGGGTAATTGTAGTCGTACCAGTCAACGTGCAGGTCATACGCCAAAATGTCCACCAGTTCTTCTGGCAATTCATCAAATCTGGAATATATCAGCACATTGTCAATTATCCCGGAAGTGTCCAGCAGTGTTGCTGCTGTGGCGTTTGCCAGTGCAACCATTTTGGGGTCTTTCTTTAGCGCTTCCGGCAGGCACTCTGAATAATCGGCATTGTAAATTGTTTTAGACATTTTCAATACCTCCATTCAGAACGCTTTTGTTTCCCAGCTTTGCAACCTTTATATCATCAACAACCGTGAATACTGGCTTTCTGACTTCAACACGTTTCACTCCTGCTTCCATCAGCTTTGCTGTTAGGTATGACGGGTTAATATCCCGCCCCATTTTGCTTGTCTGCCATGTCACGTACTCTTCTACTGTCTGCGTTGCCGCTGCCGCAATAACTGTGGCGCTGGCTGCGTCTGGCTGTGGAATATAAAAAGTCACATCAATGTCAAATGCTACCGTTTCCGGTGCAGATACCGTCACTTTGTCTGTAAGTGGTCTAATGTCAGAAGCGTTCAAGGCGTCTTCAATCTCTTTCAGTACCCCGGACGTTGCCTGCTGTCCATTCTGCAAAAGCACCCGGACGTCTACAACGCAAGGTTCTGGGCTTGTCACTGCTACGTCTGCCACGGCTGGTGATACGCTCTTTGTCCAGTATATGTACCCGTTAATAGGACCCGCCGTGCTGAAACTCTCCATGCTCTCACGCATACGCTCATAGTAACTGGCGTCGTCCTCTTCTTCTGCGCCGCCGCTGGTCGCCGTGATGTTCTCTGCTTTCTGGTAGTAGTCGTATAGGTCAACCAGTTCTTTGACCTGCCCCGCTGCCAGATTATTTCCGACGTCGCCCGCTGTGGTGCAAATTCCCTCAACGTCCCCGTATGTCTGCCCGGCTTTTATTTCCAGATTTTCTTTTGTTTCAAATAAAATTGCACCATCAAAAGAAATTCTGGTGCCCGCAGGAATAATCACTGATTGTTTCTGTGCTTCTGAAATATAAAAACGGAACATTGCAGACGCTGGGCTTGCTGGCAGTCTTTCCAAGTCCTTGAATAATTCTGCCAAGCTGTCCAAGTATTCACCGTCTGCATAACGTGGCACGTTCTTTTTTGCCGTTTCATTGATAATGACACGCTGTTGAACAATGATATTTGCAACCCATGATATGAAAAGCCTTTCCGGTGACGCTGGGTACACTTTGTACCGTTCACGCCCCGGCACCTGCTGCACAAAGTTTTCATATAGTGCAATCAAGTTGCTTTCTATTGTTTCCGTGTCGGTTTCCACAAAGTCAATGTCTGGGTATTTTCTGTCACTCATTGTCTGTTTCCACCTCCTCCAAATAAATAATAGGTATTGTGCGCCCTGTGGCTGCGTCATGTTCAAATGTAATGTCTGCAACCTGTGCCCGTGGTTCAAATTCTTCTATCTGGTCGTACAGATAGCCCACCAGTATATTTTCAACTACTGGCTGCGGTCTTCCGTATAGGCTGCCGGGCAAACCAAAATCACGGAACATAGGGCAGGAACCCTGCACCGTGTCCAGAATAACCGCAATATTTTGTATGACCGCTTGATGGTCATTTGCTGGTGCAAGGTCAATTTCTGTCAATAGTGACCCGTCGCCCCTTATCACGTCCATGTTTCATCACCTCTTTGGATATTCTTTTAGTGTCACGTCTGCTGTCGCAGCCCAGCAGTTGCCTTTGTTGTCATAGCGTTTCAATGTGCTGCTAACGCCTGTTATTACCCACTTATACGAACCGTATTTCTTGCCACCTAAAACTAGTGTTGAAACATTGCCCTTGTTGCACATTTTGTTCAATTTCTTAATTTCATTCAGTGGGTTTGTTCCATGAAATACACTGAACGCCATTTTGAAACCGATTGTTCCGGGTTCCGGTCCCAAAAACTCCAATACGTCACGCTTAATGTGTCTGTCGTGTGTCGCATACTTTGCAGACACTTTCCAGCTTAATTCATCAAAGGTGCGCACGGTGTTTTCTGAAACTGAAAAAACCAGACTTCCCAGACTTCCTATTTTTGCCATGCTCTACACCTCCCCAATTATGAAGCCGTCGCCGTCGCCATCTGGAACCATTATGCAAAGTACCATGTCATTGACGCCCGGCGTCCACTCTGTCACAAACGCTTCATGGTTGTGGCTTACTTCTTTTAGCATTTGCCCGTTGTAGTCATATTTCAGTGTTGTTTTTGCCGTCTGTCCCTCTGCGCTGCTTTCCATTGCTGGCACAACGTACACATGGCGTTTTATAATCCTTAAATCACCGGAAGTGATACCGCCTTTGTCCTTGAACTTCACACGGGCTGTCATTTTGCTGGCGTTCACACTCTGCACGGTGCCAAGTCGCACTATGTTTTTTAACTCTGTCATGTCTGCCATTAGTAGCCCTCCAATACCTGTTGTAATTCAATCTGTGTTGTATACCCTCCCGTCAATTTGTGGGTTGCTTTGGTAATCTTGTACTTTCTGTCGAACTTCTGGAAGCCTTTTAATTTGACTGTGGCACCTGCCACCAGCTGCACATCACCAAGCATTGTGAAACTTGCTGTAAACTGCTGTGTGTTCTTTTCACGCAGTCGTTTTTTCGCCAGTTCGTATGCTTCATTTGTGCTTCTGACCTTTTCGTTGACTTCAAGCGTTTGCCCGGTTCCCTCTGTGCTGTCTGCCGTGTATGTGCTTTCAATCGTTTCTTTGCTGTCCGGGTCCGTATACGAAACATGGCAGCTGGTGTATGCTGTATCATGCAGGCTGGTTCCCAGCTTGTATGAAATATAATCACCGCTGCCATATTTTATGGTTTTTATAGGTGGCTTGCTGTCATACTCTGCGGCGTCATAGATAACCACATTCATTGTGGTTACTTTCAGCGCAAGCCCTGCCGCTTTACATAATTTCTGTAAAAACACAATGTCTGACGTCTGTACCTGCTCTTTTCTTTTGTACTTTGGTATATTGTCCGCAATGTACATCAGTTTCAAGTTGCTTTCGGACGCTATCTGCTCCGCAATCACTTTCAAATTGGTGTTTTCCCACGCCTTTGATTTTCTTTCTACTCTCATTTTGGAAGTATAAGGAATTGACGTGCCCTTTAGTGTGATTTTTGTTGGCGGTCCGCTGGCGTCTACGCTGTCCAGTTCAAATGTCCCGCAGTCCAGCACGGCGTCTTTGCCGTTGTCGTGCCAGTTCTTCTGAACAATCGTTGCTGTTATCAATTTAGGGTCAGACACTTTCTTTGTTGTTTCTTTCGTTTCTGTGACCGTCTGTGTTGCTGTACCGCCCGTTGTGATTTTGAAAACCTGCCCCGGATATATTAAGTTAGGGTTTTTAATATTGTTTTCAGAAGCAATCTGCGGGTATTTTGTACCGCTTCCCAGATACTTTTTGGCAATAGCCCAAAGCGTATCACCTTTTTTGACCACATAATTGACAACGCTTGCAGCTTCAACCTGCTTTTGCACCGTCGTTGTGGTCTTAATGAAAGTCGGCTTTACTTCCAGCCAGCTTCCCAGCCACTTTCTTTCTCTATCATCAAACGCAAGCTGCAAATCGTCTGCGTTGTCTTCGTCTTCGTCAGTGAAAGTAAGGCTGCTTAAATATTTATTTATATTTGCCGGGACTTTTACGTTTTGAAATTTCAACCGCAGTTCCACCCGGCGTGCCATGTCTTTTGCGCTCATTCTACGTCAGCAGCCCCCTTTTCCACGGTGGCAGTTCCAAGTCTTCTTCGTCTTCCACTTCCGGGATTGTTAATACAACCCCGGCAGGGAAAACGTAGGTGCTGGCGTACTTGACATTGGCTTTCATCAGCTTATCTGTATGCAGGACACTTCCCATTTGTTCAAATGCTATCTTGTCCCACATATCCCCAGATATGGTTGTGTAGCTTTTAGTCATATTTCTGCCGCTTCTCCTTGTCTTCTTTTTCGTCCAGCAGGTCTTCAACGTCACGCAGCAACTTTCTGTTGTTCTCTTCCAGTTTTGCGTCCAAGTCTTCTGGCTTGTCCCCGTTGATAACGATTGTCGGACTGTTGTTGATAGTTACATTGTTTGCACTTCCACCGCCGCTTCCTGCGCCCGCTGTTACCTCTGGCGCTGTGTTGTAGTTGTCCCCCTGCGGCGTTGTTGTGGTGGTCTGGCTGGTGGTGGGGCCTACTGCTGCCGCTGTTGTGGCTGCCGTATTCTGTGCAGCCAGAATGTTTCTTGTCTGGTCTGCTGTAAACACCGTGCGCCCCGGTGCGTTCGTGATTAACTCTGGTCCCGCTTCACCGGCAATGAACGTGTCTGGTGTATTTTTGGAACCTTTCGCCAGCATAGGTATTTCAGATATGTTTATACCCTTTCCGCCTACGCCCGGCACCCAGTCTGGCACTTTTACTTTGTTCAATCCACGTATAACCGTGTTGACCGCAGATATAATGCCGTTGATAACTCCCGTACACACTGACTTGATACCCTGCCAAATTCCAGAAAATATTTGCTTTATGCCCTCCCAAGCCTGCCGCCAGTTCCCGGAAAATACACCAGTTATGAAAGTGATAATTCCATTCAGTACGGTTGCAATTCCAGAAATTACGCCGGAAATTGCTTGAACTCCGCTTTGTACGATAGACTGGATTGTTGGCATTACAAATTGTATTGCCGCTAAAATTCCTTGAATTATCGGTGAAACTATGTTCCAGATTGTTGTCAGTGCTGTTTGTATCGCAGGTAAAAGCGTTTGCAATACATTTGTTACCACTGGTAAAATTGCTTGAATTGCTGCGGAAATTGCCGGAAGCACCGTGCTACAAATAAAGCTGAATAATTCTGAAATAATCGGCAAAACATAAGTTGAAATGAATGTGATTATTTCTGAAATAATCGGCATAAGACCAGCAATGAAACTTCCTATCACTGGAATAATTGCGCCGATAAAATCAGCAATGCTTTGTATAATCTGCATAATGGTTGGGGCTGCCGCTTGAATAAAGCTAACAATCCCCGGTATTACCTGCGTAACAATCACCTGCAATACCTGTTCTGCAACTGGCACAACGTATGTGGTTATAAAGCCCACAACCTCTGAAACTGCGTTCTTTACTGTTCCCAGCACATTTACAAACGTGTCAAAGACTGCTGCGCCTTTATCTCCGAACAATTCTTGTATCTTGTCACGGGCTGCACCTATGTTCCCATCAGAAAACACGTTCTTTATGGTGTCGCCTATGTTGGTAATGACCGAAACAATCTTGTCAAAGACTGCCAACGCTTCATCACCAAAGGTTCGCTGTATAAATCCCCTTATCTCTTCAAGATGGTTCTTTACAAGCTGTATTACTGTAATAATCGTTGTGATAACGCCCACAACTGGCAATATCTTTCCTGCAATACCTCCAAGTGGTCCCAGTGCTGTTTTTGCAAGGTTTCCAATAGGACCCAGCACCGTTTTTACCGCATTTCCCAGCGGTGCAATCAGTGTTGTTGCCTTGCTAAATGCTCCGGTAATCCCCTTTGTTATGAAGCCACCTACTTTTCCAAGTGGACTGTTTGCAATCGCACTGCCTACCGTTCCAAGTATCGGACCCAGCTTGCCGCCAATCAACGAAAATGGTTTCAGCATAAGTCCCAGCATTTTTGTTCCGGCTCCTGTCAATGCTCCGCTTGCTTTTCCTGCAATTCCTAAAAAGCCGCTGACAATGGACTGCTTCACGCCGCCCATAAAGCCTGTTACTGCTCCAACAACTCTGTTGCCACTGAATATATTACCTATTGCAGAACCTACGCCGCCCATAGCGCCTTTTACATTGCCAAAGTATGACAATATACCGCTTCCAGCTGTTTTCAGCTTTTCCGCAAAACTTACGCTTGTTGCTGCGTTTTCAATAAATCCGGCACGCAGTCCCAGCAGTTTTTTTGCCAGTGACAATATGCCGTCTTGTGCTGATAATGTAACCAGCTTTGTTGTCAACATTCCCACTTTCAATGCCGCCAGCCCTGCCGCTACCTTTAGGGCTGTTTGCACCAATTTTGGGTTTGCTGCTGCAAATTCTGAAACTTTAGTGACCACAACCGCCACTTTGTCTGCCAAATTCCCTACAATCGGCAGTAAGTTTTGACCAAGAACAATACCCAAGTTTGCTATGCTGTTCTTTGCCTTTTCCATTTTGGCTTCTGTGGTGTCTTCCATTTTGGCAAATGCGCTGTCTGTTGCCCCAACGCTGTTTACCATGTCTTGTACGCTTGAATTGAAGCCGTCAACTCCGTTTGACAGAAGCGACATTGCCGCTTTTCCGGCTTCTGAACTGCTGAACATATCAGATAGGGCAAGACCAGACTTGCTGGCTTCTTCCTGTATACCTCCCAGAATTTCCCCAAGTGATTTACCGCTTGCCATCAATTCTGCAAAGCTGCCGCCCATCTTCTGCCGCAATAGCTTGTCTGTCGTACTTCCAGACTTTGACAACTCATTTAACATACTGTTCATGTATGTTGTCGTTTCTGCGGCTGCAATACCTTTGCTGGTCATTATTGCATATCCGGCGCATAACTGTTCCAGTGAAACATTGCTGGCGTTTGCAGTTGGTATGATTTTACCCATACTGCTTGCCAGTTCTCCTACTGTCACTTTACCTTTGTTCTGCGTCTGTACCAGCATATCTGATACCGTGCTTACTTTGTCCGCACTCATGCCGTATGCGTTCAATACGGTTGTTAATACGTCCAGCGTTTGCGAACTTTCCGCAAATCCGGCTTTTGCTAACTTCGTACTGTTTGTAACAAAGTTTACGGCGTCACCTGTCTTCTGTCCGGCAGATATAGCGTTGTACACATCATCAGCAATGGCATTGGCTGCAATTCCTGTCTTGTTTGACAGTTCCATTATCTGTTGTGACAATGTACCCAGTGGGACTTCCTGCGTATCTGCAATGGTTCCCACCTTTGCTATTGCTTTTTCGTACTGCTGCGCTGCCTGCACGGGTCCTGCATACACTGCGGCGGCTACGGCACTAATTGCGCCAATAGTCCCCAGCAGTTGTCCTTTTGTCTTTGAAATGCTCTGTTCCACCTGCTGTTGCTTGTCATTCAATTTTTGCAACGTCTGCTGTGAAGTTTGTAGCTTTTCATAGGACTTTTGCAGTCTTCCGTTGGCTTCTTCCAGATTATCCGTATTTACTCCGGCTGCTTTCAGTTCGTCGGCATAACTGTTTAATTGTTTTTCCTGTTCTTCGATTTTGGCAGTGGTCTGTTGTATCTGGTTTTCATTCTTTTCAAGCTTCTTCCGCAGTGCTTCTGTGGGTTCGCCTGTCTGCTGCAATTCCTGCTGTAATCGGTCATGCTCTGCGTTAAGCTGTGCCAGCCGTTCTTTGTTCTTATCAATAGCGGCAGACTGCTTTGTGTAGCCGTCAATCTTTGATTGCAGGGAATTGACATTTTTTAAGCTGTCCCGTAACTGGTTATTGGTGTTAATTGCGCTTTTGAATGTGCTGTTAAAATTGCCACCCAGCGACGCTTTCAGCTTAAAAAGCAGTTCAAATTCCTTTTGTGACCCTGCCAAGCTGTTTCACCTCCCTACGCATTATTGCTGTTCTGTTTCTGCTCTTCCGCTTCTTCTTTTTCCACTTCATTTATGGTTTCAATCCATGCAAAAAGTCTGCGTATAGGCATTTGCAGCCAGAACGGGACGGGCGTATGTGAAGCCCTTGACATTTTGTATATCTGCTTTCTTATGAACTTTGCGGGTTCTTTAATTTTTAATAGCCCGCAGCAATTAAAAAATCCCTTGCTTTGTTCTTAATCTTCATGTAATCGCCTACCGGAAGACGTCTGATTTCATCAGAAGCAACCCCCGCAGCTTTTGCCGCAAGAATACACTGGAACGCAGAGGAAATTTCCGGTGAAAGTGCATATTTGTTCTGGTCTGCAAGTTCCTGTTCTACTGCTTCAATATCTTCACCAGTTAAATTGTCAAAATAGAAAGTTAATTTTGTATACTTCTTTCCCTCAATCTCTCTGGGCTTTTTGAATGTGTGTGTATAATTCAAACTGCCGTCTTCTTCCTTGTCTTTCTTCTTGTCGTCAAAATTGACCACGCCGCTTGCCTGTGCTTCCTGCATTTCCTTTTCCTGCTCTGTTACCTGCTCCATGTTTTCAGTTGTATTTGTTGTATCTGACATTGTTTATTCCTCCATATCTTTGATTTTAGGCAGGAAAAAACCAGCGGTCTTCCCGCTGGCTCCTGCTGTCTTTTTTACTTGCCTAATGCTTTTCTGACGTCCTTTAAGTAATCTTTTCCATTGATAATGCACACAAAGTTTAACGGGTCAATTTCCGTTACCTTTGAACCGTCCAAGTACATTGCATAGTATGAAACGGCATATTCACCGCTTACATCAGCTGTTGAAGCTGCCGCAACTTTTCCAAGTGCTGTCTTCTTCGGCTTTACTTTCATAATGTGCTTAACGCCGGACACTTCGTTTGCGCTTGTGCGCAGGTTCATTCTCTGCTGTGCAACTCGCAGGTCAATTCTGTGTACCCGTGGTTCCATCAGCTTGACTGCTGCCGCTGTGACAGTTCGGAAATTGAAAGTTGTTGACATTGCATTTAAGTGACCGATAATGATTTCTTCGATATTTCCCGCAATGCCTGCGCCGCTCAACTCTTCCGTCATGTACTCCAAGTCTGGCAGTGTCACTTCTGTGGTTCCCAGATACTCTACGGCGTCTTCGTAAATCGCATAGTTAATAACTAATTCGTCAACTTTTGACATTATGTTTCACCTCCTGTTATGCTGCCACCAGTGCTGCAAGATATGACAAGTCATATTCAAGCACAAAGTCCATTTTCTGCATTGGTGATGGCGGCGTCATATAAATGTGAAAACGCACAATTCCTGCTGCAAGCTGGCTTGTGCTGTTTTCGCTTTCGTTGAACTCCACACGTCCACCAATGATTTTTTCATCAGTTGCAAGGCTTGCCAGCCAATCATTGATTGACTGCACAACTGCGTCAATCAGACGTCTTTTAATTCCTCTGTCAATGTAGTTCCAGTACGTCAAAATAAGCGTCTTTGCAACCCACTTGAACATACGGTTGATACAGTAGAAATAGTCCGTCACGTCTGTGTTGGCAGGATAACAAGCTGTATAATTTCCCCAGCTTACAAAGCCATTAAAGAAATTAAGCGCTGTCACAACGCCGTTTTCATTTAAGTAGTTTGCCTGCTGAATATCCATGACTACTTCCGAACCGTCCGCAGTAACCATTCTGTCTGCCTGTATGCCCTTGTTTGAAGCACTTTCGCAAGGTGTGCCGCCGCCGTACTCTTCCGCATTGTCTACGGCTGACATACTGGCTGCAAGCTGTGTTGAAAGATTGAAAACTCTATCCCCCAGCGCAACTTTAGGGAAGCAGACAACTTCTGTTCTTTTTGTGAAGTTTTTCTGTTTCTTCCATGCTGGCACTTCCGTGTAGTATGTCGCCCCGGTTTCTGCTGTGCAGTCAATGTCCAGAATTGCTTCACCCTCAAACAGTCCGTTGATATTCTCTGCTTTTGCAGACATTACAGCTGCAACCTCTGCGTCATGTGACCAATTCGGACACAAAATAAGGTCTGGAACCTTTGTATAAAGCGGAAATACATTGTTAATCAGTTCAAGTCCGGTTGTCTTGTGTGTGCTTACGCTGTAACCGCCGATAATATCACTTTTTGTGACCTGTGAAGCGTCCACGGCGTCATATTTCACAGTAAGTTTGCCTGTGGTTTCCTTTAAGAACTCCACAACGCAATTTGTGTCACTGTAAAATACTTCGTAATCTTCCCCGGCTGTCTTTCCTGTGATTTCCACGCTGCCTGCGATTGCTTCCGCAGGTAATACAATCTGACCGTCTACAACGTCCATCTGTGTTTCATCAACTGTTTTCTTGTGTTTCTTAGGGTCAAGAACATTCACAAAGAATACCTGTGCAGAATTGAACAATGTAAACGCTGTGTAAATCTCTTCACAAAGGCTGTATTTTTTCCAGTCGTCAGAATATCCCAACGCCTGCACCGCTTCTTTGTAGCTTGAAGCCATAATGACTTCATTTACTTTTCCGTTTACCATCTGCACGGGTGCTGTTCCAACCACAAAATGTACGCCAGTATCTACGGACACGGGCGTGATTGCGCCATTACTTGTCTTGCTGGCATTTACTCCATGTGATACGTCACTCATTCGCTTATACCTCCTGTTCTGCGTATGCAAGGGCGGCAGCCTTTAAGTCGGAATAATACTTGTTGTATACATTCCCGGTTGTCTTCACCTTGTCTTTCTTGTCTGCCAGTTCGGAAATAGGAACCAGCATTTTTCTTACAAGTGGGAATGTTTCAAGAATGAAAGAAAGTTCTTCTTCAATCTCTTTGTCTGTTCCCTCAAAAATCTTGTTGCATGGCAGCATTGCTTTTGGCAGGTTCGGTCCAATGTAAATCAGTTTTACTGTTTCCGACTGCGTATTTGCCGTTTCTGCGGTTTTTTCTTCTGTGGTGGTATTTTCTACCGCCTGCACCTTTTCAGCGTCCTTTTCGGCTGCTGTGGCGCTTGCTGTGGTCGCTTTTGCCATTTCGTCTTCCTCCTGTCTATAAATTGTGCAAAATCTCTGCCACATCACGTTGCGTGACTGGCATACTCCAATTTGTCACCATTTCGCCCATGTAATATGGTGGCGTGGTGTCTTGATATACGATATATTCCAGCGGCAGTTCCAAAGCAAATTGACCGCCGCCGATTGTCCCGGCTTTCTTCAATTCGCTGCGCACTCTCAAAATCAGATTGAGAAGTGCCAGTGGTCCGTCCTGCCCGTCTTCTGAATACACCGCAAAAATTATTCTTACTTTGCAGCTATCTTCTTCTGGTTCGTTCGCTGCTTTTTCGTCTGTCCCTGTTAGGAACTTGACCAGAATATATGGTACTTTCTGTTGCACGTCGTCCGGTTCTGGCAATCCCATGTTGTATACCTCAACTGCCCTTTCTTTTGCTTCATTGCTCCCCGTTCTGGTTCGCACTGGCAAAATCATGTCAGACGTGCTTTCTTTTATGAACTGCTGCAAATTTTCCAATAAAAAAACTGGTGTCATGCCTTACCTCCATAACCATTCAAAATTCTGTTCATTTCATGGATTATTCTTTCATTTACCAGTTCTTGTACCTCTTCTTGCAAGTCGTCCATAACTTCTGTGTTTCCCACCATCTGCGCCGCTGAAAGACCCATCAGCTGTTCTGTCGGAACACGCTTTCTTGTAAGTCGTTCATATACTCCCATGCCGTTTCTCATGTTTGCAACAAATGCGTCCTCAAACGGTGTGGCGCTGCCGCCTTTTTTTACCTGTGCCCGCACCTGTTTTCCTGTTCCAGACTTTGTGGGTGTCACTTTGAATTGATACAGTGGTAATTTTGTTCCAGCAAAAGAAACAAAGCCCGCAAGGTTTCCCGTGCTGGCTTTGTTTACTCTCATTGTTGTTCTTGCTGTCAGTGCGCTATTGTTTACCGTGTACACTTGCTTTGTCCGTTTCAATGCCTGTGTTTTCGCTCTGGAAACTCCACGGTTCAAAGCGTTGGCAAATACTCTTTCCGCACCTTTCGGAATACCTGCCAGCAGGGTTCCGGCTCTTTCGATTGCGTCAGAAGTTATTTCAATCATTCGTCCACCATCTCCAATTCCAGAATTATTTCCCCGTCCTCGCAATCTGCTTTTGCGATATGGTAAAGGTTGACTGCTCCGGCTTCGTCAATTTCTATCTGTCGCCCTCTCTTCGGTACGCAGCCAAAGTCATATAAAGACATATAGACCAGACAAGAAACACGGTTGAACCCCTCTGAATTGTCCCCATTTCCTCTTTGCCGTTCGTCGGCTGCCGTATGGTCAATTATCACAGGTACATAGTGTTGTTTGCCTTGATACCAAATATCAGTCATTGTTGCCATTTCGCCGCAGTTGTGAAACACTTTCATGTCACTGGCAAGCTGGGCTTTGAAATCCATTAAATAGGTGTAGCCACAAACCAGCTGTCTACATCATGCGGAACGCATAAAGGTGCGGAAGACAGATTGAGAAATCTTCTTGCAGGCTTGCGCTTCGTCCATGTGTCCGGTACATACTTACCCTCAACCGTCATAAAGTTGCCGTCCGGCTCCTTAATAAGTGTGATTGCTCCATAGTACATGGAATAATCAGCGTTTGTGCTTAACAGTGCCAAACTGTCAGCAGGTACAAGCGGCTTGTCCTCCGGTTTGTCCGGGTTTGTCCAGTCGTCAAGATACCACTCATTGTACTTGTAAATATCAAGTCCCAGTTCGTGAATGGTTCCAAGGTATGTGACGCCGTTCGGTAACTGTTTAGGCTGTATAACCGCAAGATTGAAATTTTTCACATCAAGCATTTTCTGCACCTTTGCATGATTTACAAACGCATTTGCAACGTCGCCACCCATAACACAAATATCACAGTTTACAAATCCGGTCTTCTGTACGGTTTCATGCCAGCGCTTCAAATCTGCGATAGGGTCGGAAGTATCAGCAGTCCACTTCTTCGCTGCTGTTGTGATTTTCTCTTTGTTTGTAAAAGAGAAGTCAATTTCTTCATTCACTCCGTCGCCAATGATAGGAATTTTGCCAGTAAAAATGGTCTGTACGCACATTAACTCTTCACGGCGTAAAATCATTTCTCGCAGTTCCTTGAAATCATCAGACATTTTAAGCACTGCACGTTCCGCAGGTGTTCTGCCGGAATAAAGGCTTTCGCCCGGTCTGCGCTGTAAAAGGTCGTCAACTGTTGTGACCTTTTCTGGTGCAACTAAAGGCGGTGTGTAGGTCTTTGTTTCATAGCCAGTGTTTGGCACTACCTTTCCACCAACCACACGGCTGACAAACGGTGCAACCTTTCTGCTGCCTTTCTTGAAATCAACATCAACATTCTTTGTCACGAATGTTTCTTCATGCTTGAAAAATGTACTTCTAAAAAAAGTACGCACGGGCGGTAACTTCTGAACCACTCTGCCCATTGTTCGTGGTTCGTAAATAGATACTTCATTTGCCATGATTGTTTTATCCTCCTTACTTCAAAAAGATTGATACTTTTCGCAGTGCTTCTTTGATTTTTGCTAAATCTGCGCTTGCTTCAAGGTTTAATGCGTCAGCGAAAAACTCACCCGTCAAATAATATGTGACTGGTTCGCCCTTGCCTGCTGCTGCCGCAGAAATTCCGATTGCGTTCGCTTCTTTTGTTGTAGCAACCGGAATGATTTTGTTTTCGTTCTCTGTGTCAACCATTACTGGTGCATACTCTTTGATTTCTGCGCCCGCAACTCCCGTTTCCGGTACTGTTGGGAAGTCGCCAGCAAAGAAATTTTTCGGTGCTGTTTCTCTCTTCTCTACTGCGTATTCACTCATTTTGCGCTACCTCCTTATTTTGTATCTGGAAACAACTTATCAATAGCGGCATTGAACGGGTCTTTTCCGTCACCGCCTGCGTTGTCTTCCGGTGTTACGCCAGACACGTTATTTGCCCCGCCGTCCTGTGCGTCCTGCTGGCGGTTCTGAATGTAAGTTCCACCCGCTTTGTTCTGCTCTGCAATGATTTTCACTGCAAGTTCCTGTGCAGAAATAGGGTTTTCAAACTTTGCGTCTGTCGCAAGTGTTGCATAGTTGCCGTTTGCCAAGTCTTCAATACCTTTAATTCTTGCACGTTCTGTGGCTGCGGCTTCGTTCTGGATTGTCGCTACTAAATCCGGGTATGCGGCTTTTAGTGCGTCAACCGTTGTGATTTTGTTTTCTGGTGCTGCCATTTCTGGTTCCTCCTTTTCTTTTGGCTTGTTGATAGGTTCTGTTGCACTATTTACTAAACTACCCGGATTTTGATTGTGCGGGCTGTTTAATAACTGGGTTGGAATACTCTTGAACATGGAAACGTCAATGGGTACTGAATTAACCACAATTTTTGAAGAATTTTCAACAACTGTGCTGCTTTCTTCAAACATCAATTCGTCACAGAAGCCGTTTTCAACCGCTGTGTCGCCCGTCCACCATGTTTCATTTGACATAAGCTGTTCTATGTCCTCTGTATTTCTGCCAGTCTTGCTGGCGTATGTGTTTACTATGCTTTGCTTAATCACTTTCAGTTCATCAGCCATCTTCAAGAAGTCTTCTGCCTTGAAAGTGTCCCAGACTGTCATTGCCGGGTCATGTATCATAAATACACCGTTTCTGGCAATCTTGATTGTGTCGCCAGCCATAGCAATGATTGTGGCTGCGGAAGCTGCCCAGCCATCAATTTTGACTGTCACTTTCGCTGAACAATCTTTCAGTCTTGTAAAAATTGCATTGGCTGCGAACACGTCACCGCCGCCGCTGTTGATACGCACGATAATTTCTGGCACATCACCCAGCGCCGCAAGTTCTTGATTGAACTGTTGCGGTGTCACTCTGTCTTCCCACCATGACTGCTGGCTGCTAATTGCTCCGTATAAAAGCAGTTCTGGCGGCTTGTCGCCTGTTGCTGGAATAAAATTCCAGAATTTATTCGTCGTCACTCCGTATGGATTGCCCGGCGTCCTGTTGTCCTGCTGCTGGTTCATTCCCTGCGCCTGCTGTGGCTGCCGGGGATTTTGGCTTGTTTGCATTGGCATTGGCAATTTTCTTCACCTCTCTTAACTCTTTTTCTTCGTGTTTCAGCTGTTCAATATTGTTGTAGTAGCTTGTACCCGTCATTTGCATTGTTTCGTCGCTTCGTGTGCTAAAGCCATTCTGCACCCGCTTTTCTGCTGCCGTCGCTTCTTTTACTGGGTCTAACATACCCTTTGCAGGTCCGTTCCATTTCGCCCCGCAATACGCTTTTCTAATCACTGGGTCAGCAAAGAAGCCCGGTGCCTTGATACGTCCTTTCGCAACCGCTTCTGTCAACCACTCTTCGTATACTGGCTGGCAAAAGTCTGTTCCTAACCAGTCCCGGTACATATTAAACATTTTCCACGCTTCTTCCAGTGCGCCTTTGCTGGCTGTGTAGCTGGAATTAAAGCGCTTCATAAGCAGTTCATAAGGTATTTCAAGGCTGGCGCCTATCTGCTGGCATATAGCTTCCACAAAGCCGCCAAAATTGGCGTTTGGTCTTCCGGGGTTCATGTCGTGTGCCTTTTCGCCCTCGTTTAAGTCAATAACGGCACCCGGCGCAAGTTCAATGGTGGTTTCGTCCTCTGCGTCCACCTGCACTTCTTCCGGTATAATGCTTCCTATTGCGTCTTCGCTGCTTGCGTCTGCCTTTTCGATAAATACCGTAAACATACCGGACACAACCGCTGCCACCAGTTCTGCGTCCGTGTATCTTCCAAGCTGTTTCAGACTTTCAATGACTGGGGCAAGGAACGGAACGCCCCTGCGTTGTCCTATTCGCTCCCTGTTCATAAGGTGCAGCACGTTTCTTCTTCCGGTCGTTTTTCCGAACGCTTCCACCCTCTGCCAGCTAATGTCTGCATAGGCATAAGACAACGGGTGGTGGTCTGCTATGTGATACGCTACGACTTCCCCGGATTGGTCAACCTCCACACCTCCGACAATTTTATTGTCTATGGTGTCGCAGTTGTCCGGGCTGCATAGCCTGTCCGCTTCTATCAGCTGCACACGCAGGTCATACGGCTGGTTTAGTCGTGGCTTGACTGGAAGCACTGCCAGACAGTCCCCGGAAATAAGCCAGTTCAAAAAAGCCAACTGCTGCAACTCATAAAAGTTGTCAATTCGTGCCATGTCACAATCTGTGCTTTCTGCCCAGATATTCCATTCACGTTCAATCTGTTTTTCAAGCGTTCTTCTTTCTTCTGGTGATATGCCCAGCAATTCTGCGTCAATGTTCGGCTTCAAACGTAGCCCACGCCCAACAATGTTGGTTCGCATGGTTTTGACAGCGCCGTTTGCAATAGGCACGCCCATGTATAAATCACGGGTGCGCTGCCGCAGTATTGAAACATTGTCTTCTATGTCTTCACGGCTGCTGCCGCCTGCATGAAGCCACCCTGCAAGTGATTTTTTCACTACGCTGGCACCATAATTGCTGTACCCGCTGTTCAAAATCTGCAATTTTTGTCTTGCCGCAGTACGTTTCAGTGCTGTTTGTGGCGCCACAACTGCTATTGCTTTGTCAATTCCCGCTGCAATTCCCACGTTTTCACCTCCTTTATTGCATGAAAAAAGCAGCTTTTCACGGCTGCTTTTCGTCTTTTCTTACTTTTCCACGCTATAATATTACCCCATTTTTGCAGGCAATGGGGGGAAATAAACCCCAAAAACGGGCAATGGCGGGCAATCTTTTATAAATCACGGGGCACAAATCGTCTTGCCCGGTTTCTGCCGCCTGTCTTTGCTACGTTCTCCAATACGGCAACTTTTCCTTGCCAATATTCAATAGCACGTCTGATTTCTCCTAAGTCCGCTTTTGTCATGGTCCTGCTGCCTATTGTGTATGACTGGGCGTTTGTCACCGCCAGTTCTGCTTCCAGCCATGCGTCAAGGTGTCGTTGTGCTGTTTCCAGTGTAATTCCTGCCATTTATAATATACCTCCACTTCTTCTTCTGCCCCGCTTGACAACTCGTTTCACTGTCTGCGGTGTTTCTTCTTTCTTTTTCGGTTTCTTCAATGGTACGTTCGCAATTTCAATGGCTGCCGTGGCGTAGTTTCGGCAGTCCAGCGCTTCATTTCGCTTGTGTTCGCCTTTGTCTTTCAGTTCCCATGCAAAATACGGGCGCCCCATCTTGTAGCGCATAACCTTTTTTTCTGACGTCAAGCCCTTGAAGTACTTTTCGTCATATCCTTTGCCCTCTTCTTTTGGAAAATGGCAAAATCCGGGTCCCTCGTCTTCCACCTTTAGTCTGTCCATAAGCAGGCTTTTTCCGGTGTCAACGCCCAGCGTAAACAGATATGCGCCCTCACGGTTGTTTTTTGACGGCTTCTGGATATATGCGGCGGCGCTATCGTTTGAACCTTTGATTGCAAACACCCTGCGGCTAAACCGGGCTTTGCAGAATTTATATACTTGATTGGTTCTGTGTCCTCCACTATCTATGCAGACGCAGGACAGCTTCATTTTTGTGCCGTCCGGTTTTTCAAACGTCTGCTGTAAGAACGTGTCAAGGTCGTTCCAGACTTGATTGTTAATGTCTGAATTATCCCCATATATTGCCGCATATTTTATGCCCCAGCTTTCATATTCTGGACCCCAGCCCACCACTTCAACTTCAAATCTGTCGTCCTGCGTGTCAACTCCCGCTGTTAAGTACAGCACTTCTTCTGGTACTTCGCAGTTGTACTTCTCACGGCGTTTCAACAACTCGTCGTCTTCTATGGTTTCTCCGTCCTCTTCCCACGTCTGCCCCATTTCCGTATTGGTCCATACTTTCATCAGTTCCACATTGCCTTTTTTCATTTCTGCATTGGCAATGATGAACTTTTCAACAACTTCTTGCCATGTGGTCAGTGTTGAAGCGAGCGTGTTCAAATGGAACCCACGCACCGGGTTTTCTGGGTCTTCATGCACAAAGGTTCCATCAATAAAATGTTCTTTCCATTCTGCTTCACTGGATATGACGCCACACTTGCTGCAAGCGTATCTGATTTCTGTTAGGTCTTCTTTGTCAAAAACCACATTTGACCAGACTAGCGGTTGCAATTCTCCGCAGCATGGGCAAGGCGTGTTCCACTCTCCCCGGCTGCTGTTTTCGTATTCCACTTCTATTCTGGACGCACCCTTGACCGTCGGCGTGGAAATGTCCACCTGCTTTTTATTCCAGAACGTAGTCTGACGCTTTGAAGCCAGCAAAAGCGGGTCGCCCTCTTTTCCGGCGCTGGCTGGGTATGCGTCTATTTCGTCTGCAAGCAATATTCTTATGGTGTGGCTTCGTAGTCCTGTTGGGCTGTTTGCTCCGGCAATGGTAATGAAGCCGCCCGGAAATATCTTTTGCATGATTGTGTTGCCACTGTTTCTTGACTTCTCGTTTATCCTGTCTGCAAGTACGGGTGTATCACGCAGCATTGGTGACAGTTTTTCTTTTGAAAACTTTTCTGCCATGTCAATAGTGGGCTGTATAACCATAATCGGTGACGGGTCATAGTGGACGTAATAGCCAATAGGGTTCAGCACCATTGCGTCAGTCTTCCCAACCTGTGCAGCTGACATTATCACCACTTTTTTGATTGTAATATCTGTTATGGCGTCCATGATTTCTTTTTGATATGGTGCCTTTGCTGTTTTCCAGCGTCCCGGCTCCGCAGAAGACCCGGCAGACAGCCTGCGGAATTTATCTGCCCACTGCGAAAGTGTCATTTCCGGCGGCGGCTGCAATACTTTGAAAATACGGGTGAACATATCAACTGTGTTTTTCTTCATTGTCCACACCATACCCAAACACTGTCTGGAAGTCTGAAAGTTCTTCCAGCACTTCATCAATAGCCGTCTTTAATAGCTTGAAAATTTCTGTCTGGTCCTTTTTCTTTGATAAAATAGGGCTTAATTTTGCAGGTATAGCCATCAATCTTGTTTTGAACCTAACAAGCGTGTCTGTCATTACCTGTTCCACGTCTTCTGTGGTATGTACTTCATTTCTGCGCAACTGCAATTCCAGTTCTTGTGCTTCTCGCTTTGCCCTAACCAGCTTCGCACGTTCTGCGTTGTAGTCCACAGCGCTTTCACTTTCCGGGTTGTTCTTGCGCAGATAATTTATGTATTGGTGGTTTACGGTCTTCAAGTCGTACAGCCCCGGTCTGATTTCCGTTATAACCTTTTCGTCACGCAGCTGGCGCACTCTGCGTTCTGAAATATCCAGCCAAGCAGCAACCGCCTTTGATGTGTACGCTTTCAAAAACCGCACCCCCTTTCTTTTTTCTGGCTCCGGAAACGGAAGTGAAATTTTTCAATTTATATCTGGGCACCTTTTGGGCGTCGGCGTACCCGCAGTGCTTCCAGACCGCCGGAAGAACCTATCAAACGTCGTCCACAACGTCTGTGATTTCGTCGTTTTCTGTGCTTCCGTCCGGGTCAATCTCAAATTCTCCTGTTAGCTTCTGTTTGTTCAATTCAAGTTGCTTTTCTGCAAGCTGTAAGCGTCTGTCCTCTAACTCATACGCCTTGATACTGTCCAGCTGCTTGATGATACGCCCATGCAGCTTGTTTAGTTCAGCTTCCACTTTCATTGCTCTTTCAAATGGGCTGGACTTAATGACAGACTTCATGGCTGTTTTATATGTTTCACTCTTGCTGCCCTCTGGGTCTGCGCACTGCTGGTGTTCCATGCCGCAGTCCTCTTCCTGCTGTCTTTCTTCCATGCTCTTTGGTACAATCATGTGTACTATTTTATCTGTGTAAAAGCCGCCTGCTTCCGGGCTTTCATATTCTTTCAATAGGTTTTCCAGATATGTTTTGCGCAGGTACAATGCCTGCAATTCCTCCATCATTTGAGATAGTGCGGACGGTGTGCCCATGTTCTGTATAGCTGCCGCCTGCTCTGGGTCTATGTCTTCATAGCCCGCCTGTGCAAAGGCTCCGTGTGTGACGGCATTTTTGTTTCCCTTTTTTGCCGGGGTTTTTCCCGCAGCATTTTTATTGCCTTTTTGTCCACCCCTTTTTTTAGGCTTCTTTTTCAAGGCTTCGTCCCAGCCGTCTTCTGACTTCCATTTTCTTATTCTTACTTCTGGCACCCCTGCCAGCTTTGCCAGTTCTGCTGTTTCAATCTTGCCGTCTGCGTCCAGATAGCGTTGCATTGACTTGTCCCGCTCCGGGTTCCGTGGTCTTCCCATCTTCTCACCTCTTTTCGTTTGTTTTCATTCTTTCCAACTCTTCTGGTTTACGGAAGTATAAAAAATTATGGGCTTTGTAATTTCAAAAAATCACCAAAGCCCACTATTGCCAACGTGCAAATATAACGGCGTAAAGCCTGCTTTGCTGATATAAATTATACCAGTGAAACGCAGGCAATGGCGGGCAATGATTGCTTATGCAATCTTCTTGAATTGTGAAATTATCTGGTTCTTTTCAAACCTCTGTGACAGCGTAGCAAGTGCGTTATCTCTAATGTTCTTGCACTGCCGTTCGCTGTATGAATTGCGTACCGCTACTTGTTCCCATTTGAGGTTGTGAATGTAAAAATCGAAAATAATACGCTTTTCTTTCAGTTTCAGTCTTGAAATCTCCTGCAAAAGCTGTGCTTTCAAACTCTGTAACTGCTGCACCTTTGCTTCATAGTCTTTGATTTCTCCGCTGACAAAATCTGGAATGTTCAGCGCCATATTTTCTGTTTGTCGTGATATATTATTTTTTCCTTTTGGTAGACCGTCGCACTGTATAGCGCCAATGGGGTTGTAGTATTGGTCCGTCAAGTCATTTATAATCTTTCTGTATATGCTCACCTCCCCGTCTATGTCTTTGTAATATTCCAGCAATTCAATTACCTTGCTTCTTTCCATTGCCTGCGCCATTTGCTGTTCCTCCATTTCATTTATTGCCAGTCTTTCCCGGCTGTCAGCCTTGCACGTCAACTTTCTGTTTGCCTGCTGCCTGCTGCCGCTCTTTGTAACCCATGCACTTCATGTATCTTTCCGGCTTTCCGCAACTTTCGTAATATTCGCAAGACTTGCATACGTTTTCTTGCGTCATTTCCTTTTCCTCCGTGATATGTACCCTGCGCACTCTGGCTGCCCTCTTAATAGCTGCATAGAACACGCCCCGCCGCACTCATAAGCCTTTGTGATATGCTTTGCACACTTTGTATTTGCACACTGATTGTGGCAAAATACGGGTATATCGTCCGTGTTAAGCATTATTATTGGTCTTCCCATCTGCTGCACCTCCGTTTCTTCTCACGAACTGGAAGCACCACGCTTCATCACGCATGGTTTTTATTGTTCCGTCTTCGTCTATGTACACTGCGTCAATAAACTTCGGCTTTGGTGGTTTCCCATCTTCTAACGGTCCTGCAAAATCAATCATAATTTGCAATACGTTGTATACTCTTTCGTTGATAATCATTCTATAATCTGTCATGTTTATTGGCATTTTCTGCACCTCCTATGCTGTTTCATGTAAAATTATCTTTCTGAACATACTTTCAAATATCGGAACCGCAATGCTGTTCCCAGCCTGCTTGTATAACGCCATTCTGTATCTTCCAGAACGTTTCTGGACTGCTTTTGCCCTTTCGTAGTCCTTGTCTGTATATCCTTGTAGGCGCCAGCACTCCCGTTCTGTCAAATACCTATAACGCCCATTTCCGCAGTCAATCACCTGCGCTGGCGTTCTGTCTTGTCTGGTCGTGATTGTGTATGCAAAATCTTTTATCACCGTTGCTCTTCTTATGCCCTTTTCTCCAATCACACTGTATACGCTCGGTTGCGTCACGTCGTACACTGGCGGCACTTCGTTGTTGTCCAGAAGAAATTCTGATATATCTTTCATTGGTGTTCTGATTAAGTCCGAAAAATCGAACTTTTCACCGTTCAGCACCGATACTGTGAAAACTCTTTCCCGTGCCTGTGGCAATCCAAAGTCCCTTGCGTCTAATATTTGATAATTGCTTGTATATCCCAGCTTTTCCATTTCTGCTATGTATTGTTCAAAATTCTTCTTATTGTAGCCATTTAATACATTTTTCACGTTTTCCCAGATAACATATTTCGGCTTCCATTCACCCATATTTTGAATAATGTGTATTGTTTCCCACATCAGACTTGACCGGGTGCCGCTTCCTTTGTCTGCTCCTTTTCCTCTGTTTATCCTCCCGGCTTCCGCAGTCGCTTTCCCTTGATGTCCTGCAATGCTCATGTCTTGACACGGGCTGCCATGTATCAGAATATCTGGTTTAAGGTTCCAGCCCACCACTGATTGTGTTTTATACTCTAATTCTTCCGCAAACATTGCATTGTATGACCTTACGGCGTTTTCGTCTATTTCTACATAGTCAATGGCTTTTGTTGGAATGTTCAAATTTCGCAAAGCACATCTGGGGGAACCAATTCCCCCAAATAATTCTAAAATCTGTACCACGTCTACACCTCCCGCAACGCTATTACACAATAGCCCTCTTCAAGTGCGCTGCTGGTCGTGTCGTCGTCCATGCAGATAATTTTCATGTCAGCTGTGTTTCCGGTTGCTCTGCCCTCTGCAAACTCAATCAGTTTCACTGTGTCGCCCTCTCTGTAATCGTCATTTTTCAAAATCATGTATGGTCTTGTATGGTCGATTGCAACGGCTTTCATTTTGTCCGGTGATACTCTGATTGTTTTTTCTTTTCTTTCATCAGACGGC